GTTTTCGACGACCCGCCGAGTTTTGGCCAAGAGGGACCCGTTAATGCAAGCAGGGGCATAGCAAGCTGCTCGGTGGTCGGCCTGGATTTGGCCAAAGTGGCCTGAATCGCTTCCCATTTGGCATCACAGAAGAAGGGCTGGCCCTTATACCACTGCTCGGCTGAGGCGCTCCGCTTGCTGTAGTTGCAACGCTGGCAAGCGGGGACGATGTTGCCAAGGTGATGCTCGCCGCCTTTGCTGATCGGGATGACGTGTTCAACCTGCATGTCACCGTCAGCCCCGCAGTAAGCGCAACGATGATCGAACTCAACCCACCTGCGCCATAGCTGGTCAGGGCTCAGCATGACGGTGCGGCTGCCACGTTCCTGTGCCTTGCGCTTCTTGGACTTGTTGCGGTGATAAAGCCTAAAACTTTTGTCAGTCATGTAACGCCAATGATATTGGCGCAGGCTGCGGGCACGGCAATGTTCTTTGTACTCTGCTAGATGCTTTTGCCAATGCTCTTGTTGTTGGTCGTAAACCAGTTTTGCCACTGAAGGCAGGCGTCCCGATTGCCTGATCGCATTACGCATAGCTTTAGTCTCGACATCAGCTACTGGGGTATATGGAAGGCCATGCTTTGACCTTGACTTACGGCCATGCTTTGCCCTATATCGGTATGTAGCTTCACGTTGTCTTGTCTTAAAAACTTCTGGGTCTGCCGCCATTAAGCGTGACTTACGCTCCAAGGCATTAATAAGTTGACACTGCGGGCAATTTCTGTTTTTAACAATGCGGAGGGTTACGCCTTCATCCCAAAGGTGGTTGCGTTTGCAAGGTGCGCCAAGTTTGTAGATAGCAGGATCGAACGGCTCGCCGGGCTGCACAATCTCGTAACGTCGTCTCATCGCCTGTTGGTTGCAGGTGGTCACGGCCTGGGCAGTTAGCGCTGCGCCAGTCCACCATCTTAACGGGCTGATGCCAGCGCTTTCTCAAGGCTGCTGCGGAGATAGCCGCCAAACCGCCGCTCAGCCACCTTGGTGCCGATCTGTTGCACGGGAAATATGGGGCGATAAGTCGCAGATGGCAGGCTGACAAACAACGGCCTGAGTTTCTGTCCAACGCGCTGGTAGACGCCTGGTGACCTGTTGCCGCCCTTAGGCGTGCCGATAAAGACCGAGTTGCGTCCTGTTGGTCCGATCTGCCTTGTAATGCGCTTCAAGGTGGCTAGGGAAACGTTGCCTTGGGCATTGCGCTTAAGCCCAACCGGAACCAGCTTGGCGCCGCTCTGAATGGCCCCAGAGGATGCGGCGATCAACTTTGCCTCAAATGGCTTTGTGCCGCGTTGTCCGCCGGTGATGTTGCGAAGCAGGTACGGCTGCCGTTTTGCTTCAGGAAAGAGAATCGCGGTGAGGGTGCGCTTGGTGCTTTTTTCGACCCTGTAAGCGTTCTGAATAAACCTCGTCGGATTGTCGAAGTATTGGCGCGTTGATGCATTGATCGAAGTGCGCGCATCAAAGGCCGTGCTGTTGAGCGCTTGGCTGATGGCAAACGGTAGCTGCTTGGTCATGGTGTCGGTCCACCGTATGGCCTTGGGCAGCTCTGACTGGATGTCGAGGGTGATGGTTGCCATGTGCCAAGGGTAGGGCGTGAGCCGGTCTCGGGGCATCAAAAAGGGTGAATTTGGCGCCTGTCAACCTGCCTACCTCGCCTACGTTGCCCCTATAGCTCCTTTTTCTGTACGCCCTCTCCCCTTTTACTAAAGTATTACTAAGGTTAGTAGGTTAGTAAGGATAGTAAAAGGCCTGCGGTGCATGGGATGTGCGCCTCCCAACCTCATTCTGGAGGTTGGACAAATACCCATTTGTTCCTACCTTCCAACCATGCGCGCTTCTTTTCGTAGCCCAGATCACGCAGGATTGACGCCACCTGCATTTGGTCCGCTCTGCCCTGGCGCTCCACCGGTTTGCCGATCGCCTCGGTCAAAATCAGCTCGCTGCTGATCGCCCTAGCCGATCCGTGATGGCTGTTGAGCCACTCCTGAATAGCTGCCTTCCAGGGGCTATCGACCAGGTAGGTTTCGTTCTCCGCGTCCACCTGTGCGGCGTGGGTGCTGTCGAGGTGGTTGGGTTCACCGTTGCGGTATGCGGCAACCGCTGCGCTCCATATGGCGTCACGTTCCAGCAGCAGGCCATCAACGGGGATGTGCGGGGTCGCGGTGACTGGGATGACCCAGAAACGGCGGTTGCCGGTGTCATCGACCAAGAAGCCGGTGTCCCGGTTGGTGCTGCCAACGATGATGGAGCGCCTGGGGTAGGACTCGGTGGTGCGCTGGTAGGGCGCGCGGAACAGGTCGGTCTGCTGGGTGAGGAAGGCCTTGACTTGGCCGGCGTGCTTGCGGCCGGTGATGTGATCCAGCTCAGCCCACTCCATGAGCCAGGAGCGGTGGAGCACCATGAGATCGTCTTTGCTGCCAATGTCGCGCAGGGCATCGCTGAACCAGAGCCCGCCGAGGTTGCGCCAGAAGGTGGACTTACCGCAGCCTTGCGGCCCCATCAGCACGCAGGCTGAGTCGTGCTTGCAGCCGGGTTCAAAGATGCGGCGCACAGCTGCGATGAGTGTGGCCTTAAGCATGGCGTCATAAAGACTGCCGGGTTGGTCTTGTGGCCGGAGATATGCGGTGGCAAGCGTTTCGATGGGCACAGGTGGCACATTGTCTGCAACATGCTCGAGGTATTCGCGGACTGGATCGTGGGGGTTCTCGAGTGCTACGACGTGGACAGCATCGGCCGCAAGGTCTTTGGTGACCTTGACGCCCTGCTGGGCAAGCTGAAGGTAGAAGTGCTCGATGCGCTCGATGGGTTTTTGATCCAGCTCAATGGTCTGGGTGAAGACGTTCCAGCGAAGACGATCGGCTAGCTGTTGGCGTAAGAGTGATAGGAGTTCGTTTGATTCAAGCTTGAGGAGCTTGTCGGATCGCGGTGTAGGATCAAGGGGTTGATGCTCCTGTGGGTGGGAAGCTGACTGCCGCTTGGATGCAACCGGGCGGCTTTTTTCATGGCCGGCAAGATGTGCAAGGGTGCCGAGGGTGACGCCGTGACCGTTAAAGGTGCGCCATTTGGAATCACATGCACCGGGCTCGAACTTGCCTGATGCGGTGGACCAATGGATCCAGTCGTTGAGAAGGCTGTCATCACCAACGCTGTGAAGCGCCATGCCGACCTTGACCCATGCGTCGTAGTCATCGGCATCAGCTGCGGGGATGCGCTGAATGAAATCACGGGCGCGCTGACTTTCTGATTCAGGCAGCCGGAGCAATGGTGTGGGGTCTGAATGCTGGCGCAGCATCTGCTGGAGCAGGGTGGAAGGTGCGACTGCGATGAGTAGATCGGATGGACTGCGACCTTTGACCCAGCGATAGGCGCCGGTGATCGGGTGAGCACCTGCAACAACGGATTGGCAACCAGCCCAGCGCAGCTCCAGCTGCTCGCCCTTTATTGAGGATCGAAGCTTGGTGGTTTTGATGGTGGGCCAGAACGGCTCGGGCACCTGATAGATGATCTGTAGGCGGGCATCACGGCCGGAGGTGACGGCCCATGATTTGGGCAGCTCACGAAGGGGTGCGCCGATCTGCTCGAGCACTTCGGATGCGCCAAGGCCATCGTGATCAACAAAGAGCAAACCGCCGGATTGCGGGCCAGCGATGACGCCAACGGCTACGGCGCGGCCGGCAAGGATTTCGGCTTCTAGCTGGTCCTTGTTGAGTGGCCGCTTTTGCCACTCGGGCTGGTAGGGACGCTTGTCGTTGCCGACTGCGACGAAGGCCCATGCATCAGGTAGAGCCTGAAGCTGAGCAATGAGCGGGTGGGTGGTCATGGGTGGGGGATTAGCCGACTTATCTTGCCGTATAGGTCGGCAGGTTGGAGAGCAGGAGCTGAGCATCCGTAACAGACCGGGCAATGCCAGCGATGCCACCTGCGTGGTGGACGGCCTCGATCCAGGCCTGCTGCTCGGCTCGGATGCGGCCGGTGGGTGTCTTGACCTCGATGCTGGTGAAGATGGCCAGGCGGGTGCCGACCATGTCGGGGGTCACCAACACGGTGCGCCAGCCGATCAGGTCAGCGGAGCCACGGGGCAGGCCAAAGGTGACAAGCCGGCCGGTGTGGGGATCGGGGAGGCTGCCGACCTGGTTGCGGAACAGGCGGGCATCGGGGCGGGTGCCCAGCGCGAGGCGGATCTGCTGCTGCAGGGTGGTTTCACCGTTCGGCATGGTGGAGATCCAGAACGCGCTGCAAAGGGATCATCGCAACTTGCGGCACAACTGCGTTGCCTAAGGCGTGGATGCGGTCCACCCGATGGGAAAGCCCATCATCTCCTCGAGGAAGGACGGGTTGAGACACATAGCTCCGCCAGTCGGGATTGAGGGATCGCGCAGCATGGCGCCAGCTAGCCCGTCCCGCTCGATCTGCGACGGTGGCAAGGTTGTGTTCTTGCTGTCGTTGGTCGTTGGCGTCGGGAGCATCTGATCGCGCAGCACCGTCGCCAGCTCGCGGGCTTTGTCGTCCGGCCTGCTGCGTGCCACGTCCCGGCCCCTCAACGCATCGCTGGCATTGGGTGTAGGCAAGTTGACTGCTGCCGCCAGCAATGGCCGACCCTTCCCGTTGTAGCTGCCCACTCCCTGCTTGGAGGTGGTCGTCGTTGGCGTAGGCAACCAACCACCAGCGATCGCGTTTGTGGCAGGCTCCCAGATCCGCTGCCGGTATGCACGCCCACTCCGCATTAAACCCTGCCGCAGCCAGTTCTCCGAGAACGACTCCCAACCCGTTAGAAGTGATCGCTGCGACGTTTTCCAGGACGACGTATCGGGGTCGAACCACGCGAACGACTCGCATGAGCTGGTGGTAGAGGCCGGAGCGGGTGCCTTCTGCAATGCCGGCCTGTTTGCCTGCGACTGAAATGTCTTGGCAGGGAAATCCACCGCAAACAACGTCAGCTGTTCCCGGTTGAGGGTTGAAGGTTGAGATATCGTCATGGATCGGGATGTCGGGGAACTGGTGAGCAAGGATTTGCTGGCAGTAGGGGTTCCATTCAACGAACTGCACGGTCTGGAAGCCGCCAAGCCAGCGCGCCGCAAGCGAGAAGCCGCCGATGCCTGAAAAGGTGTCGATCATGCGCAGCGTCATGGGCGGCCCGCATGCTGCCTTGCATTGTGGACGTGCTTGGCCCAGCCGACGGGGTTGCGCATCCCGCGTGCCTGACCGACGGCGATGAGCTGCTGAAGGGTTTGCGCCTTTTTGCGTTCGGTGACACGTTGCTGGACCGTTTCGCGCTTCAGCTCTTGTAGGTCACCATCCTGCTGGCGGATCACGCGGCGCGGTGGTGCGCAGTATGCGCCACATGCGGGGCAGATGAGCGCCGGCTTGAATGCTGCAAAGCATTCGGGGCATGTGCGCACTGATGGCGCTGGTTGACCTGTAGATCGGGTACGGCGTTCCTGATCTGCAAGGGTCCAGTCACGCGCATCATCGGGCCAACCATGGCGGTGAACGTTGCCGACGTGATCCAACACAATCGCCGCGGCCTTTCCTGGCGCCGGCCTGAGCACCCGACCAACCTGTTGGAGGTAAAGGCCAAGGGACTGGGTAGGGCGTAGCAAGATTGCGCAGCCCGCTGCGGGGCAGTCAAAGCCTTCGGACACCACGTCAACAGTGACGAGCACCTGGATCTCACCGGCTGCGAAGCGGGTCACTAGGGCATCGCGGTCGGTTGTATTTCCTAGAAGGGTGGCTGAGCCAATACCTGCGGCATTGAAGGCATTGCAGACGGATGTGGCGTGCTTGACGTTGCAGCAGAAGGCGATTGCACGCTGACCTACACCGATGCGTTGGTAGTGGCTGATCGCATCACCGGTGACGGTGGGTCGATCCATACGGTTGGCGGCCTCATCAATGGCGTAATCACCAGCGCGGCGATGAATGCCGGCGAGATCTGCCACTGGTGGTGGGGCATAGATGCGGGCAGGCGCGAGGTAGCCGCCGGCGATCAGCCTGGCCGTGGATGGCCCGAGCACCAATCGATCGAACATGGCACCAAGGCCGCGGCCGTCTTGCCTGACCGGGGTGGCGGTGACACCCAACAGCAGGCTGTTGGGCCAGTGATCAATCACCTTGCGCCATGATCCAGCGACGGCGTGATGTGCCTCGTCGATCACAATCAGATCAGGCTGGGCGGCGTGCTGAAGGCGACGAATGAGCGTTTGCACCGATGCAACCTGCACTGGTGCGTTTGCAGGAGGGATACCTGCTGCGATGACGCCATGATCGACACCGATAGCTGCCAGTTTTGCGCTGGCCTGATGGATTAGCTCACGGCGGTGGACGAGGATCAGGACGCGCCGACCACGGGCTGCTGCGCCCTGGGTGATGGCCGCCAGGATGATGGTCTTGCCAGCCCCGGTCGGGGCCACCAGCAATGGGGCGCGTGCGCCGTTGCGATAGGCCATGCGCAGATCGATGATGGCTTGCTGTTGATAGGGGCGGAGTTGCACAATGCGCGTCGATGCCATAGGATGATAGCTCCTGCACCCAGCAATGGACAACACCGACTACCACGCCCACCCAGCGGTCAGTAAAAGCCACCTCGACCAGGTGGCCCGCAGCCCGTTGCACTACTGGGCATCCTTCCTCGATCCCAATCGCCAGCCGCGAGAAACCACGCCGGCCATGGCCATCGGCACCGCCGTTCACACCCATGTCTTAGAGCTGGACCAATGGGACTCGCGCTATGCGATTGCACCCGAGAGCATCGACCGTCGCACCAAGATGGGCAAGGCCGAGTGGGAGGTGTTCACCACCGCTGCTACCGGTCGCACGGTGTTGAGCCGCGCTGATGCCGAGCTGGTGATGCGGATGGGCCATGCGGTCTACAGCCACCCAGCCGCGGCGATGCTGCTGGGCTTGCCGGGCAAGGCTGAGACCACCCACATGTGGGACGATGCCGCCACCGGGCTTCAGTGCAAGTGCCGCCCGGATTGGCTGACCGATGACGGCAGCTTGATCATCGACTTGAAGACAACTGAGGATGCAAGCCCGGCTGGATTCCGCAAGTCGATCGCCAATTGGCGCTACCACGTCCAAGCGGCTTGGTATCTGAATGGCATCGAGCAGGCCACCGGCACCCGGCCGGATCAGTTCATCTTCATCTGCGTTGAGAAGAAGGCGCCGTACGCCTGCGCGGTGTACGCCGCCGATGCGGAGATGATCCAGATCGGCAACGAGGCAGCAGCCCGCGACCTCGACGTGCTTGCCACCTGCAAAGCGGCTGGCGCGTGGCCCGGTTACAGCGATCAAATCGAACCCATCAGCCTGCCGCCATGGATGCGACCGCGACCTGATGGATCACTACCTACACCCACCGAGATCGAGACTTACTGATGACCGACCAAAGCACAGCACTGACAACAACACAGCCGCAGGGTGTGTTCAGCGGCATCCAAGCGTTTGAGGAAGCCCAGCGGATCGCCAAGGCGCTGGCTAGCAGCACGTTGATTCCGCAGCAGTTTCAAGGGCAGGCGGGTTACGCCAACTGCTTGGTGGCGCTGAACATCAGCCGGCGGATGGGCATGGACCCGCTGATGGTTATGCAAAATCTGCATATCATCCACGGCCGCCCGAGCTGGAGCAGCCAGTTCATCATCGGCCTGGTCAACGGCTGCGGACGCTTTAGCCCGTTGCGGTATGACATCAGCGGCAAAGGCGACACGCTGGCCTGCACCGCCGTAGCCACTGAGCTGCGGACCGGTGAGGAGCTGCGCGGCCCTGAAGTGACGATGGCGATGGCCAAGCGTGAAGGATGGGCAACCAAAAGCGGCAGCAAGTGGGCAACAATGCCTGATCTGATGATCCGTTACCGAGCCGCGGCATTCTGGGGCAGGCTGTTCATTCCCGAGCTGCTGGTTGGCATCCAGACTCAAGAGGAGGTGATGGACATTGAGCCGGTGACGGTAACTGCTGAGCCACGGCTGGAGGTGGCTGATTTAAACAAAAAGATTGCGGAGGTGCCCAACGATGACGAAGACATCTTCTGAGTTTTTGACAGATCAGCAACTGGCAGCGCGATGGCAAATCCATCGTCAGACCTTGCTGCGATGGCGCCGGCAATCAACCGGGCCAGTTTATGTGCGCATTGAAGGGCGCGTGCTCTATCCCCTGGCCGAGGTGGAGCAATACGAAAAGGCCAACACCATTACCCACGAACAAACGTGACTTTCAAAACTAAAGGCGCCATCTTCAAGAACACACCTGAGAAGCTGCAGCAACGGCTTGGCGATCGCTACGACGCCGGGAAGAAATATCCCGATGTCGATGGCGTGTTTGGCATCAAGGAGGAGGATCGGATGGCGTTTGCCAGCTATGTGATGAACGCCGAGCCGAACGACAAAGGTGAAATCCCGGTGCGGATCACGGGCTACAACAACACCAGCCAGTCGGGTGTGAAGTATCTCGGGTTGACGATCGAGCCGGACTACAAGACCCAGAAGGGGATTGAGGAGAGGCTGGCCGCTGCTGCCGACGAGCCATACGGTTCGGGACCGTTGCCAGCTGCTGCTGCCAGCTTGGCGAAGGCAACCGGCGGCGTCACCGGCGAGATCGACGAGGCGGACCTGTTCTAGGTCACATCAGCTGCAGCTCCAGGCGCGCGATCTCATTGACCGCCGCTTGGAGTAGTTCCTGTTGGTAGTAAGTCTGGCGGAGCAGGGAAGCTGCAAGCTTGCCGGTTTCGCCTGTGGCCTGCAGTGCCCGGCATTGACCTTCCATCTTGAACAACTTTTCGGGTGGGATGTCCACCACCATCCATTGACCGAAGTTCATTAGTCCGGGGCAAGTTGCCCCATGTTGCCCATGAATTGCCCAGCGTGCAGTCACCTTCGCCACCGTGCGGTGGTGACCAATAGCCAGATGGCTGATCAAACGGTGCGCAAACGCGCTTGCGAGAACTGCGGCCATGTCTGGTACACGGTGGAGGTGACGGTGCCGGACTATGTAGTGGGATGGAGCGCTAGGCATTCGCGAAAGCCGGTGCTGCGTGTGCCAATTGATTTAGCGGTGGGTCACACGCGGATGCGTGCAAGCCATGAAGAAGCGCAGGACCCGCGGTCAAACCTGACGCAGGAAGCAAACGAGCGATCATCGGCACGGGCCGACGCACGTCACGGATTGTGACAGAGGGGATGGCGTAATGCGCCGCCTGCGGTGTATGATTCACGCATCGGAGGCAACCGCCTCCACCCACGCATCACCATGATTGCTACCACTTTCCTTTTGATCTGGAAGCTGCTGCTGCCACTGCTAGTGATGGTCGCCTTGATCGACTGGCTCACTGCTTCCGACAATCGCCGCATCCGCATCTTGCGCAGCACCGGCCTTAGCCAGCGCGCCATTGCAGACCGCCTCAACCTGTCCCGCTACCGCGTCCGTCAGGCGCTTGCATCATGATCACCAATCCTTGGGTCAACCGCATCACCGCACTGGTGACGCTGCTTGCTATATACGCAGCCGGTTATGCCGGCGGCCGTGATCAGGCCACGCTGGCGCATCAAAACCACCCTGCTTGCCACAGCAACCTGAAGCCATGATCACCACCACCAAGATGCGGCGCTTCTACTTCCAGATCCGCTCAGCCAATGTGATCGAGTGCATCTGGGCGCACAGCTTGACCGATGCCAAAGCCAAGGCTGCGCTCACATGGATGCCGTGGTGGCAAGAGCTGGAATGGCTCAACCCTGAAAACATCGACGACATCTGGAGCAATGACTGGCCCCCCCACCACGCCATCCCCACCCCCGAGACCAATGACTGACCACCGCGCCAAGTTGGAGGCATTGATCACCGACTCCAGCCTTTACAGAGCAGGCCAGCAGGATGAACGGCTGCGGCTGTGCTCGTTGCTTGATCTGCGTCTAGAACTGCTAGGCAATCTTCATGGCTTGCAGGCTGCTGCCTGCCGCAAGGAGTTGCTCATGATCCGTCAAGCATTGCAAGACCAACAATGATCCGCGTTCAACTTGACCAGCAGCGCGCCGACATGCTTGACGCGCTTTATGCCTCCAGCGGCCGCATCTGCGGCACCTACACCGGGTTGTGGGATGAGTTCTGCCGCGACATCGCCGCCAACTGCAGGGACACCTCCTACCCAGAACTTCACGCTGCCTGCGTGACGGCTATCGGTGGCACTGAAAGCATTCTTGCCGAGAAACACGCTCAGCAGTGCATTGCCGTCTGTCGTCGATATGTGCTCGGGAGGTGGGCGTGATCCATTCGGAGTTCTTGGCGCAGTTGCGGCGCCGTTACCGCCCCGAGCTGCTGCTGGTACTGGTGCAGCTCGAGCAGCTTTCCCCAGCGTTTTGGCCTGACCTATCCAATCTGGCTGAGCAGCTTGGCACCGATCGCGCCACGCTCAACCGTTCGCTGCGAAAGCTCGAGGATCAACATCTTCTGCGCCGTATCAGCGTCGGCAACGGTGGCGGGACCTGGGTCTGGTGGGTGGCGCGCCAGCACGATGAACAGCCGCCTATAGATGCCGAGCCTGCATGGGTGTTGCGTGATCTGCGAACGCGAATGCCGCATCGCGTGACTGTCACCCAGCGATGGGACTGGGCACGCCGTCACGGCATCCCACGCGGCACGATGCGCAACTTTTTAACAGGTGGCCAGCTTGTAATGCGTGAGCGCTGGCAGCTGGTCTCCACCCCATATGACGAGCTGACGGCATGAACGATCCAGTGAATCATCCTGAGCACTACACCGCCGGCCGCTTTGAAGCAATCGACGTGATCGAGGATGCGGTGCAGCACGCGCCCGATCCGATACTGGGCGCGCTGCAATGGCAGGCGCTCAAGTATCTTTTGCGCATGTGGGGCAAGGGTAACCCTGCTCAAGATGCCGCAAAGGCCCAGTGGTATCTCACCCGGTTACTTGCCAAACTAGAGCCATGATCCTCCCCAACCTATCACTGCTGGATCGCCTAGCGATTTGGGTGTTGCACCACAGCCCACGGGTGAGCCTGCTGGTGGTGAAAGATAAGTTTTGGCCAGACGTGTTTTTTGCTGCCGATCAAACTGATCCGATTGCGCGCGCTGTGTTTGAGCGCAGCATGGAGCAGGAGCAAGATCCACTCAGCATGGTGTTTGAGCGTATTTATCACCAGCCAGCGCACGGCGAAGACGAATGAT